AAAGGTAAATACAAATATCCTCAATCCATAAGTGAAGCAAAATTGTTACTAAAAAGAATCTGGAAAAGTAAAAAATAATGGCTGATAATACAACCACATACACCGCAATCATTGATACCCAAGTAAAGGGTGCGGAAGAAGTAGGAGACTTGGGCGATAAGGCCGAAGAAACCGCCGGGTCCTTTGTCAAACTACAATTACAAATTCGTAAAACTCAAAAGGATTTGCAGGAAGCTGCAGCCGCTGGAGATAAAGTAAAGTTCAATAAGTTAAGAGCTCAGTTGGATGATTTGGAAGAAGGATTAGAAAAAGTTCAATTCCAAGCTAAACAATTTGATGACCAATTAGCATCTTTGCCTGGACCTGCTGGTGCAGCTGGTAATGCTATGAAAGCATTAGATGGAGCATTCAAAGTTCTTATAGCAAATCCAATTATTGCAATTATTGCTGGAGTAGCGGGAGCATTAATGTTAATGAAGAAAGCATTAGGTTCTACTGCTGAAGGACAGCAAACTCTTAATCGTTTATCACAGGCATTCTCATCTATATTAGGTCCTATCTTAGCAGTAGTTGAAAAGGTAGCAGTTCCAATATTTAATGGATTTGCATTTATATTAGAAAAGGTAGGTAAAGCATTTGGGTATGTAGCTGAAAAAATGGGTATATCTTCTGCTAAAATTAAAGAAGCAACTCTATCAGTAGATGAGGTTCAACAAAAAACAAACGAAGCTGAGAAGAAAAGACAAGAGGAACTAACTAAGAAGCAAGAAGAACAACAAAAGAAAAGAGAGGAGAACGCTAGAAAAGCAGCTGAAGCTCGTAAGAAAAGAGAAGAAGAAGCAGCTAAGAACTTAGAAGCGGCAAACAAAGTACAAACTGAAGCATACATTGCTACACTATCTCAAAGAGACCAAGAGATATACAAAGCTGGACAAGCACAAAACGAAAGATTAGCTGCATTAGCAAAAGCAGGTATTAAAGATACATCAGCAGTATTAGAGCAAGGTAGAACTTTTAGGTGTTGATGCTCAATTAGAGTTTGATGCTTTAACCTATGACCAGAGGAGAGCATTAATAAATGAGAAAGAACAAACCTTATTATCTGAAAAGGATTTAACGGAGAACCAAAAAACAGCAATTGCTAAAGCAGCATCAGACCAAAGGAAAGCTATTGATATGGCTGAGTTGGATGCTAAAGCTGAATTACAAAATGCTCAATTAGATTTGGTTGGACAGTTCGGTTCATTCCTACAACAAATAGCTGGTAAGAATAAGAAGTTAGCAATCGCTGGTATAGTAGTAGAACAGGCAGCCGCAATTGGAAAGATTGTAGCAAATACTGCAGTAGCAAACGCTAAATCAATAGCAACATTCCCATTAACGGCAGGACAACCTTGGGTTACCATTAATACAATATCAGCGGCATTAGGTATTGCATCTACAATTGCTGGAGCAGTTAAATCAATATCAGCAATCAATAGTAGTGATAATGCAACATCAGTAAGTAGTGGAGGAGCATCATTACCATCTGCAGCAAGTGCTGGCCCAACTGCACCATCGGTAGCAGGTATGGCAGCACCACAAATAGGTGGAACACAAGCGGCATCACCTGGCGCACAAATCGCAGGTACATTAGCAGCAACAACTGGTAAACCAATGAAAGCTTATGTAGTAGCTGGAGATGTATCATCACAGCAGGCATTAGATAGAAGAACTTCAAACGCAGCAACCTTTGGTGGTTACTAATATATAAATATATATGTATATATACAACATTTAATTACTTAATTGTTAAAACATTATGATAACAGAAGATTTAGTTTACGAACTTATAATTGAAGGAGATGAAGATGAGGTTTATGCAATCTCAATGGTATCTGAGCCGGCTATTGAAGCAGGTTGGGTAGCATTTGATAAGGAGCAAATTCAATTTCAAGCAGTAGATAACGATAAAAGATTGGTCTTAGGACCTATATTGGTGCCGGATAAAAGAATACTTCGCATAGATGGTGAAGGTAAACCATATCACGTATTCTTATCTAACTGTTGAGCATGAGAAAGCAATTTCAGATGTGTCTTTGGTAGAGAGCTGGATAGTAGAGAGTAGAACAAAAGATAAATCAGCAGTGTACGGATTATCATTAGCGCCAGGCACATGGGCTGGAACTATGAAAGTAAACAACGAAAAGTTGTGGCAAGATTTTGTTAAGACAGGTAAGTTGACAGGATTCTCAATAGAAGGATTATTCTCACATCAGTTAGTAGCAGCATCAAAAGAAAACTTTCTATTAAAAGATATTGATGATTTAACGGAAGATGAAGCTAAGAAGGTAGTAAAAACTATTGAGGCTTTATTAAAAAAAAAAGGTATTGAGTTAGAAGCTTATGCTGATTATGGTGATGGTATAAAGAACAACGCTAAGAAAGGTATAGAGTTAAACGAAAAGAATAACAATAAATGTGCTACTCAAACAGGTAAAGTTAGAGCACAACAATTGGCAAACGGAGAAGCAATTTCAGTAGATACAATCAAAAGAATGTATTCTTATTTGAGTAGAGCAGAAGCTTACTATGATGAAACTGATATGAATGCTTGTGGTACTATCTCTTATTTACTATGGGGTGGTAAAGCTGCATTAGGTTGGAGTAGAAATAAATTAAAAGAGTTAGGATTATTAGAAGAAGCTGAACAACCATCAGTTAGTTCAACATACGCAGGAGAACCTGCTAACGATAAAAAGAAAGTAAAAGGTGGTGATGTTCCTCCGATATTGCAAGACTTTGAGGGATGTCCTCCAGCAACGCAAGATATAAAACTAAACATAGAGAATAGACAAAAGTGTATAGATGAAGCAAACTACGGACCTCTTAACCCAAACGAACCAAACGAAGGATATTGGAAAGCAAAAGCAGACCAATTCAAAGGAAGTGTTGAAGAAGCAAAAAAAGCACTTTGCGGTAACTGTGTATTCTTTTACCGAACTCCAGAAATACTTAAGTGCATCGCAGAAGGATTAGGAGAAGAAGTTGATGCATGGGATGCAATTGATGCTGGTGAATTAGGATATTGTGAGGCGTATGATTTCAAATGTGCAGCAAGTAGAACTTGTGATGCATGGGTTGTAGGTGGACCAATAACTGAATAACAATGATAGAGAATAACGTACATAACAAAATATTACAATTCGCTGTACCTGAAATTACATTCACACAGTTTTATGATTTCCTAATGGATAGTAATGCTGGTAAACCTATTTGGGTTAAGTGGAATAAAGTTGATGGAGCAAGTACTTCTCGTTCAGTATATTGGGGACCATTCTTAAATGGTATCGCTAGAGGTGCTATCTATGATTACGAAGCTTATGATTATATGGTTGTACAATCAGTAGATAACAATGATGAATGGAGAACAATCAACTTAGGATTTGTTACTGAATGCCGTTGGGAAGGTAAGAGATATAGAGTTAGATAGCAGCTAAACCAACTTCGTACAATTCTTTTCTTACTGTATATTCATCTACATTAAATCTTTTAGATAACCCTACTATACTATTAGGGCCTCTATGTGGTGTATAGTGTTCAATACAATATTTTATTTCTTCTTCAGTCAATTCACCTTTACCCCAAAATTCAATTGCTTTACCTGTTTTTAACCATTCCTTACTAAATACATTATAATGCATTTGTAATCGGTTAAATACTTTTGTGATATAATGTCTATCTACTTTGTATCCATTGATTTCAGTCAAATCATTCATTATATTTCTACGATTGAAATCCTCAATAGAATCTACATCACGTAGAAAATCAACTAAAGCACTTACTACTATATTTCCTTTTTTAGTATTAACAAACTTATCTTTATGCTCATCTATATAATCTACGAATGCATGAAATAGTTTAGCTGAATCTTCCATTTGTTCTATTCGTTTAGAACTATCATCAGCTACATCCCAATTATCATTTAGTACATCTAATTTAAGAGTTCTTTGTACTTCTTTATATCCTTTGGTATTCCAAAATATATAATAGTTTTTAGCACATATTGTAAAGTAACTAAATGCTTTTCCTTTACCTTCTTTAATTCTGAATAATCTTTCAGTTAGATAAGAAATACAATCCATTTGAATCTCTAACGGGTCACCTTCCATATAGATAGGTTTAATCTTATTGTAATAAACTTCTGAAATCTTTGCTAGAGCAGGATATATTATGGAGAATAGCCTATTACGCTCTAGCTCAGATTCAGATTTATTATATAGTTGGATTGCTTCCTCCACACCTTCGTGGAAATAATTGTTAGCAGGATTCTTTTTACGTGGCATTATAACTTTGTTTACTATTATAACAATTTCATTTTCGTTTGTTATAAGACAAAGGTACGAAAAAAACCTGATAAAACCAAATTATTATGCCAGTAGACAAACCAAAAGCAGGAGAAACGCAAGAAGAATACTTAGCGTATTGCATACCAGCGGAAATTAAAGCCGGATATGAGCAAGAACAAGCATCAGCTATATGCTATGAAACCTATCGTAAAGAAACAGGAATGAGTGGAGTAAATCTAATAGCATCTAAATTGAGAGAGATTCAATACAAAGGAATCAAACTTGCTGAAGGTGATGGATTAGAAGATAGCTGTTGGGATGGGTACGAAGCTATTGGTACTAAAGTATTGGATGGTAGGACTGTACCTAATTGTGTTCCTATAAAAAACTAATTTCCGTATATATATTATTGGTGGGCACCCTATATCTAAATTGCCATTTATATATTTCTATTATTTTAAGTTAATAGCCCACCATAGAGCCTGTTTTCATTTAGCAGGCTCTTTTTTTGCGCATAAGAAAGGGGAGACTATGAAGAACTCCCCTACTTAATTACAGGAATAAAAAGTGGCAGCTTAAAGACCTGTAAATTTCTTTTTATATTGAGATAGTTTAGTAACCACATCAGTACTATCAAAACACTTAGTGTACTCTATACCATTCTCACCGTGGTAAACATATACTAACCAACCTGTTGATGATACACCAGAATACAATGTTTCGGTATATCCTTTGTCAGGGTTCGCTTGAGTTTCTATATGGTTAATATGTACTACTTCTCTCTTACCATCCGTTCTATGAAGGATTATATCCCTATAATCGGAATCAGTTGATAGTCCCTCATACAATAGAATATCAATTGTAGGCTTTGGTGATAGCAGGTGACTAATACTTTCACCTCTTTTAGTTGCTGTTTTTTGTTGTATTTCTTTTAACATATTTTTTATTTATTTATATAATCATTAATATCAAACTTCTTTACATCTTTGTTTGATTCTATTACAATCTCTAAATCTTTAATCCAAAAAGGTAATTCACTTTGTAATTCCTTTAGCTTTTCTACTAGCTCTGGTACAATCTCTACTGTATCTTTGATGATAAGTTTTTTAATATCATCTAACATTACTACTTCTCTTAATAAGTTTTTGTTTACTAACATACTTTTTTGTTTATAATTTTATAAAATCTAATCTTACCTTCTTTTTGTAATCTATCCATCTC